TTTGTTTGTTTCCTTTGTAAAAAGAGGCACCTGTAAACCCGTGCCTTCCCTGCGGTTGAATGATGAGGCATCTGTAAACCCATGCCTCCCTGTGGTGATGAAACTTTTACGCGTTCATCAAATCGTTGAAAGCAGCATCAACACTAGTGCTAGTGTCGGTGTACTTTACCACATCATCGTTCGAAGCATTCTCGCCGTCAAGATACTTGTTTAGAAGCTCTTGAACTTCGGCAGGAGTTTTTCGCTCGAATAAAGAGTCGAAATCAGGAATACTTTCCAGAAGTTTCGCACACTCATCAGAGCCTCCGACAGCATCGCTACACATCGGACTAGTCCGGCGGCGTGGTGTGATGGTTGTCTTTGGAAAAGATGCGCCTGCTGGCTTCTCGTATTTGATCTCCAAATCAGTTCCTTCCTCGGTGTCTGTAATATCACCGTAATCAGGGTTTAGAACGAGTTCTAGAAGTTGCTGGTAAGCCATCTTCCCGAAGCCCCATACTTGGACACCTCGCTCTTCTTCTCCCCGAACGATGACGGGAGCGAAGAAGCGTTGCTTCGCCATAAGGTCACGAGCGAGTTTCTTATCCTCTTCCGTGCCTGACTTCCACAGTCCGCGAACGAACTCGTCGAGGGCATCATCCTCATTAAAGTTTCTCTTAGGGCTCAAGAACCCGTGTGATGCAAGGTTGTAATGGAACCAGTACTGCTTGAACGGATCGCCATCTGGAGTTGGAACGATACGAATAGTAGTCTTGCCCTCCTGTGGTTTCCAAAAGCCTGTCTTGTTGCCTTTGCCTTTTGCCGCGTCAAGTTTGGCGCGCATTTTCTCTAAATCAATAGCCATGATAGTTTTTTCCTTTGTTTTTTAAGAACGTATCGACAAATGTCTCGATACGCCGGTTTGGTTTTATCAATTATCCGATTGGATAATAGAAGTGTAGTTGAGTATATAACAATAATCCTGTTGGTAGTTTGTTGGGAATACTCCGAAAGATACTTTCAAATCTTCTGTCTCAGATTGCTCCTTAACGGTTGAAACGATTTTCTTTCTCAAGTCCCCCTCAGTCTTTAGTCTTTCCTCATTGATACTATAAATATAACATCTTTCCTTGGTCCTGTCAAGGGAAAAAAACGATTTTTCTTCATTTCCTTCGATGTCTGAAATGCCGAAAGTTGCTATTCGGCTTGCTTCCTGTGGCTCCTCTATTCCTCCCATGACGGGATCTGAGTTTCTAAAAACATTTACCATATGAACTGTTGAAACAAGCAGTTCATTTATCTTATTAATATAACCTATTATGGGAACATCGCCAAGTATATTTTCTAAATTTATGTTCGAGACGAGATAAAGCATCCTGAGAAGCCCAGAACGAGCGAACTCTTGGAGCACGCCGTAAGTCGCTTTCTCGTGAAGTGTTTTGTTTTTCGAGAGCAGAGAAGTATCTGGCCTTATGTAGAGAACACTTAGTTCACACTTATCTTTTATTTGCTCCATTATCCTCAAACACATAGCAGAAATGTGTCCGGATCCGCCTACTATAAATAGTGTTTCACCCTTAATTCCTCTAAAGAAAGTCTTCATTGAAGGCACATTTTTTTCGTATTCTTCGGGCCCTTTTTGGCGCTTAACATCGTAGCATCTTTTGCCTTCGACACCAACATCGATCTTGTAAGTCTTGTATTGTGGATACTCCGAAAGCATGTCTGCAATATTACAACCTGCCTGCCCTAAACCAATAACGTTCATTTCTTCACCTCTCGCATATTGCCGAAGTCGGATCCGACAGATGAGTTGACCAAAAAATGTCCGAGTTCTGTATCTCCGAAGATACTCACTAGTTTTCTAGCAAGATGTGTTTCGTCTTTAGAAATATCAACAACAACCGAATCGTGGACGGTAAAGGAGATAAAACTTTTATAGTCTTTTAGGAACTCGTCGATCTTGATAGCCTGTCGCAGCACCATCTCTGCTGTTGTGCCCTGAATAAGATAGGATAGCGCGTGGTGATAGTCTGCGTTCATCGTGTTTCCGAATGGCGTTGTTACTTTGTTGTCTTTGAAATGAAATTCGCGGACTTGGTTGCGGTGGTAAATGCCTTCAAGTTTATCGTTTGTTTTCTTCTCGTCGTAAAGCCACGAAAAGAAGGCCTTTTTAGCGTCCTCACGCGTCTCTACGCCCTCACCCATACCTTGAGCCAAGTTCCAAGCGTGAATGTCCATACGAGGCTGTTTTGCCCCGGCTAGCGCCAATAGTGTGCGAACTTCCGCGGCATTAAAGTCGAGTTCCAAGAAATAGTCGTTTTTAGGCTTTACAATCGAGCGATACTCCTTGTTGATGTTCATTATTGGAAAACTTCCTTTTTTTGTCGACAAACGGCCTGTTTTGGTTCCGAAAAGGTTGTATTTGATGTATTTTGGCAGGTTTTCGGCCTTTTTTCGGAAACGACGGGCATTTTCACGATGCATAACGGAATTTAACGAAGAAAGGTCAATATTTAACTCATTATGGCTGATTTTGGTTAGTAATTTTGTCATTGAGAGCAAATAATCATAGTTTTCTGGTTTTTCGTATGTCTCTAGGACATATTTGGTGATTTCCACTCTCATTCGGCAGTATTCTGCTAGAAAACGGGGCGGAACGAGGTCAAAGAAGCAGTTTTCGTTCAAATCTACTCTCGCAAGCATCAGGGATCGGTAGTATGCCTTCATTTTGTCGCTGATCTGTTCCCATTCGTCCCTTAGTTCTTCCGGACATACCTGATCTGGTGTCTTGCCTCCGCAATAGAGGGATGCGTATTCAATCTCTTTGCCGGCAAGATAAGGAACGGGTGCCCAGCAAGCCGACAAGCCCTCTGGGATGTCGTCAAAAGTTAGACCGCCACTGTGATAGATGCCGATGCACTCATCTTTGTCATCTAGTGTCTGGAAAATCAAGACTCACCTCTAGTAAGTGGTGAACTTGGACGCCTGAACGCTCCTCTTGACCGACGCTGTGATATCTGCTTGATCGGCGTCTGGTTCTCCTGCTGCTTCTCTGCTAACGATGTCGTGAAATAATGATCCACCAAAATGCTCCACACTGTTGAACTTGCTATTAATATAACCCGTTGCCCTAGTGATGTCAACCTTATTTAGTAGATCGGTGGCATTTTCCACTATGGAGGCTATATCGTTCTCGTCATAGTCTATACCTACCTCCATGTTTCGAAGTTCAGCATAGAGGGACAGCCAAGTTGTCGACGGAATAGATGCTTGGACATCATCAATGGTAGTGGTGCTCCTCTGGATCGTTACTGGCTCGGAACACTTGCTCGTTTGAGAAACTGGGAATCTGGAAGCAAGCGTATTATAGAAAAGCACGGCCAACCGTACTAGCGTCTCTATGTCGCTTTCATATGTTCTGTTGAATCCGACTTGGAAGACGGACAAGGAAGGACGTCCGGAATAATATTTAGACACATAAGGCTTCATGTTTGGCGAGTTTAGATCGGCGATGAGGCGCCAAGGAATATGTTTATCGATCATAAAGCCGTGTTGGTAGGCTGCATTTCGATATGGCGCAAAGTACTTATTCGTATAAAATAGTTCCCTCTTTATCGCGTCATCTGAATAGTCTCCATCATAGATCTCTATTGCGAGGCCAGACGATAAGACAGAGACATTTCGGGAAATGAGATAAGAAGAGCGGGTTATTGGGTTTGTCGGGGCGTTGGCCAAGACATATTGACGGAAGAAGGGAAGGAAAGTGTTGAAGTCGGAGATCTTCATCATCTTGTCTGAAAGAAAACTTGATACGAAATGTTCGGCCAGATCATTCATCCGAGAAGAGTACTTAGAAATAGGGCTAACATACCCCTTTTCACACACCAATGGGGCGAAAAGTGACTCCCCTTGTTTTATGAAGCCGATCTGAAGAAAATACTGGATCCTCTTTTCGAGGTCTGAAAAAGCGTCTGCTACGAAGTTGTGGACAAACACTTGTCCTGTGGGCGCGCCAACTAATTTAAGCATCTGCTGGTTCGGAAACACAGAGTTGTTCTGTTCATCTATTCTTCCATAGAACATCTTTTCATCTGATAAGAATTCTTTTATTCTTTTAGTTTCCCAAGTCGGGACGGTTACCTCGCCAGACTCTAGTATGATTTTGGCATTGTATCTTGCTCGCTCAATGGCGAGGCGAGCAGATGAAGTAGTTTTGTTGTTTGCGTCAAAAGGCATTTATTCTGATTACTCCGGTTTGGGCGGCATTACTCCGCCTGTTTCCCATAGGGCTTTTATTGTGGTTTCAAACTTTCCGGGAGAAATGGAACTACCCACTTCAGTTATGATGTGATAGCCCCCTAGGCCCATTAGGTTGGCTAGAGATCTATTGCCTTTGTCGTTGGCATTTGTCTTACCGACACCAAGCGCAACTGGATCGAAATAAATATATGTTCCCGGAATGAACAGGTTGTTGCCGACCATACTCATTTGCATCTCATATCGGCCAGCAAGTTGATTCAATAGATTATCCGAACCTTCTCGGACATAGCGCTCTTCTGCTGCGTACTCTAGTGGTGTTTTTGTAAAGCTTATTGACTTTAAGAACCCCTTCGTGCTACCGTAACGAAAATGCAAAATACCTTTGTCGGCGTCATCCCCTTCATCCCCGTGAAGATTTGAATTAATCACATTAGTCGATATGACGGAAAAAATCATATAGTCATATTGTTTTGAAGAATCGGATTTAGCTTGAGAAAAAAGAGGATTATTTTTTGTAACATTTGACAAATGTATCATCTTGTATGGCGGAAAATTGACTTCACCCCTGCTAGCCTTAAATCGATCATAACCCGCGGGCACTTTATAGATTGATTCATTTTCCACTATCGGCTGACTCATTACTTCTAGTTCGTTTTTCTTTGGAGCATGTTGTGCGGTCACCAAAGAAAGAACAGTGCTGTGCTTGTCTTCCCTGCTAGAATAGCCAGCGAAACAAACCCTATTCAAGCTGTCTAAAACAATATCTACGGTCAAATCCTCCATAAAATCCTGAAAAGAATAGAACGTTCTTTGTCTGCTTATTACTTTATCTATCATAAATTGCCTGAACATATCTATGGAGATGGGTAGATGGGCTAGGTTTAGAGTTTTTCTCTTTCCGTCAGCGATATCATCGTAAGAAATTGTGCCGAGGATCATGCGGAAACGCTTAAGAGTTTGCGCCATCGGCATACTAATACCAGTGCCGGTGGCAAATGTCTTAAAGAGCGTATCCTCTTTTCCAAACCATATTCGGTCGGTGCCCCCGACCTGGCCTAATTGTTCGTCCAATTGTTTCTGTTTTTCCTCATCAGGTTTTGCCTCGCCTTCCTTTACAGCTTCTTCGTTTGCGGCAATATCCTCGATTAAATCCTCTATTTCTTGCATATAGTGGCCCGATGTATTCATTGGAACAATAGAATCCTTTCCCAAAACGTGATAAAGTACGACAGAAAGAAGATTTCCAAGCGTTGTAAAATAAATTTTGTTTTTTTTGTTGTTGCGGGCGGTCAAAGAGGTCTGGCCTTCGGTACCTCCCGGTGGAGCTTCATTCTCTAAAATCGTAGCGTCGTGTTCATGCGCATCAATGTTAGCGCCCCCTGCCACTCCTATGTCGCTTTCTTTTACGACTTCAGAGCCGCCACCATCTAAAAGTAGCTCATTTGCGCCCTCTCCTTCTTTGTCTGCCTCTTTTCTCCCATAAATACTATAATTTGAAAATCGAAAAAAAGTTGCTTCTTTAATGGCCATACTATAAACAAGATGATCTTCAAAAAGAGTAGTCATCACACCAGAATAAAAGGAATTGTTTCTTCTATTCAGCATCCAAGACTTCATTTTTTGTAACTTAGAGAGTGATGTGCTGGTAGTCTTATCATCCTCTTCTAATCTTTCTTTTTCTTCTGATATCTTTTCTTCTAGGTCGTCTAGTCTCCACATCAAACCGCCCGGAGTGGTAATCATCTTACCTCCTCCCGGCATTAAAACATTCATCCCTTTGTCTCCTAAAAGCTGGGCTATCCGTGCTCGGTACTTAATGGTCAACTCAAACGTACCATCTTGCCCTATGTCGAAAGCGTGTTCAACCATGGTAAGATATAAGGTATCGGTTTGATTTGATACCGATGATGGTGAGGTTGGGGAGCTTACGTACCCAACCTCAACTGCTATTTCATAACATTCTGGCCTAAAGGGCGCTTCTCTGGTGCTACCGTCGTCGGCCACCGTAATACTATCTGCTTCTTTCTTGGCCTCGCGACAATCTGGCTGCACAACCAAGTCAAGATATTTATAATCAGGATTTTTGGCGTCTGGTTTGAACAGGTTCTTACTGTCTGTTCGAACTTCAGTTAGATCACGAAAATCTTGAAAAAATATTTTAAGTGTTGCGGTCAAGTCTCTTGTTGCCGTAAAGGGATCCCCTCCGACGAATGACCAGTCAAAAGATTTTATTCCAGCGGATCTCCCTTTTGCATAGCCTGCATCCATTACAAATTCACCAAACTTTTGCTCGGGTGTTCCCTTAAGGAAGCCACTGTCTGTTTTGTTGCTGAACTTAAATTCAACTTTTGACTTTTCAACCCCTTTTTCCCTATATATTTTATATAGTCTCAGCAGCGGCATAAGGCCGGCTATTTCATGCGTACCAACTTTAGATATTTGATCGGCGTCCTTAAAAGAAGTGAAAGAATTAATTGGACGGGTCGCGGAATCAGAAGAGGAATCATCAACAAGAAATATCTTTCCTTCAGCGCCGCGTATCGCGGTATCCGGAGAAAATCTAGAAACTAGCTTGCCGTTTTTATTCATTTGCTTGCGATGGAAATCCGCTATTGTATCTATATAGTGTGTCAAAATACACTGATGTGTTTGTGTCTGTAGCGTTATAAACTCACTACTGCTAGCACCTTCTGTTTGATCGATTGCGGCGACGAGTTCTTGGCCGTCTTTTGTGGCCTGTTCACTCTCGACTAGGTATGTCTTAAGAAATTCTTCCCTCTCGTCGTCAGGGAGATTCTTTAGGACGTCCTTTTGCTCGAACATCGTCGTTGGGGCGCCCATTTCGCCGGTTTCGCCAAGGTAATCTTTAAGGACAGGATTAATGCCGTTTGCGGCGCCGTATTTCGAGACAGCCTCGTCAAAGGTTTCGCCCCACTTTTGTGTTTCACCGAACCAAGTTTTAGGATAGCTTTCTTTTAGTTTTTCTATAGCGACTACTTGTTCTTCTGCTGAAGCTCCGCTGCTTTCTATCTCATTAAGTTTTATGGCAATGTCGCGGGACTGTGCGTCTGTTAGTGCCATAACCTACACTCCGAAATGAAAGTAAGAAATAACCTCTTCCACTGGTGTCGGGATAAGGACAATGCCTCCGACTTCAATGTGGCTTTCTGTTGGCTTCTCGTTATACCAAGCCAGAACCCACCAAAGCTTAGGATCTCCATAATGCTTTGACGCGAGCTTCCAATAGGAGTCTCCAGTCGTCCAAACATGACGAAGAGAGGTAAAACGACGGCGAACGTTTGCTGTCAATATTGGATAAACAGGTGTTCTGTATTGCTCTATTCTTTTGACATTCCTGTCTTCTCGGAACTCTTCATAGAACTCGTTGTCGTTTATGCCTTTTTTTGCTGTATCGTATCTACTCATTATTTGTATGCCTTGTTGTTAACCTTATTGCCCCAGCGGGTTGCCGTCCGGGTCGAGCACTAGCGGTTGTTGCGCTTCTATTTCTGTTTGGGGGATGCCATCTTTGACAGAGATCAATTGATCTGGCGCGCTTCCCGAAGTGTTATATGGACCCCAATCGTCTCCACCATCCCATTCGCCGGCGTCAGTCCAGCCGGGTGCTATTTCATGAAGAACTTTGAGGGAAATCGTGACGGCTATGCGTTGAGGTAAAATAGTTGCGTTATCACCATTGCTATCCTTGATGACTTTTGGTGTGGTTGTGGCGCTCATTCCGTCGACGGGGTTATAAGACATTCCGTTCATATAACAAAGAAGAGGGTACCCGTCCTTGGTGCGAATGTAGTTCGCAAAAGAAATCTTAAGAAGCGGTGGTCTTGATATGGCCGTGGCGCTGCCTGCGCTTGAATAGGTCGGGTATTGGAACTGCATAAGTCTGCTGATCTTTTGTAAGGCCAGCTTCTTTCTATCGTCTGACTCTGGGAAAGGTCCAAGATCAAAACTCAACTCGATTGCTCTTGTTGTGCCTTGGTAGGTTGCGATTGGATCCATTCGACCATAGACAGTCTCTTCGTTCCAACTTGGCGTAACAGTGTCGGAAAATCCAGTCATCTTTATCTCGAAAAACTGAACTTTCTTGCCGGTTGGCGCGTGTTCTATTTCTAGCGCTGTTCTTGTTAGTGGATCTGATGCCATTTATTCTTTCCCTCTCCTAATAACTAGGCAGTCTTCATAATTTCTTGTGAAACACCAGTCATCATTGAATCAAAAAGTTTGCTTTTTTTACCATCAACATAACGCCGTACTTCAACGTCTTGGACTAGCTGCTTAAGTTCTTGATCTCCAAGCTTGACTGTTACATTGACAACTGGTGGTGCTGATGCTGCTGCGGCAGAACCTCCGGCATCGGCTGACTGCCCCGTTTGTCGGTTGAATGCTGCGGAGCCATTGGCTGCGACTTGAGAGCCTTTTGGCAATGAGACCATCTCTGGGCCTCTTTCTCCGACTTTAACAAGGTCCGGGTCGGTACCGGAGGTGGCACCTGAGCCTACACTGTAGCCTTTTCCGCTTTTGGCGCCGGAATTCGCCGCTGAGACCGCCAGTCCAACGCCCGTCGCTGCCGCGGCGAAGGCTACGGCGCCCATTAGGGCAGTAGCGCCACCAGTACTAAGTGATTTCCAGAAGGCTGTCTGGGCTGTCCAGATTGCATGCGCCTTTTGCAGCGCGACCATGGTTACCATGCCTGCAATTATTGGCTTGAGTAGCCATGACCACGTGGTCAGGCCGTCCACTATCCACTTGACTGCACTAACAACCGGACCTAGCGAAACAGCCAAAGACATAGCAAACTGCTTCATCTCGTCCATAACAGTGTTGAACTCTTTTGTCTGGTCTGCTAGTTTCTCGAAGTCGGCCTGTGTTTTCACCGGCCCTCTTGCGCTTTCCAACTTGCCGCTCATCAACATAGCGAGTTCCATCTCGCTGTTTAGGCCCGCGGCGGAGGTCATTGCTTTTTTCTGGTAGTAACTCATACTGTCAAAAGATAGGCCAGAGGCATTGATGCCTTCACTTAATTTTCTCATTCTCTCGGCGGGATCTGTTGCGGTGACCATCTCCAAGGTATTCAAAAATGGCCCACCCATAACAGCGTTTAGTTTGCCAACTTGATCCGCTGCGCCGGAGAATGTGTCAAACTTAGCCGTTATTGAAAGCAAAGAGTCGAACGATATACCTGTGGCCTTCGCTTGTGCTTGGAGATCCTTGAACGCTTGGACGCCGGAATCGCCAAGAGCAGCAATCTGTGGCTGCATTTTAATAAAGTCGGCTGACATTCCTGCTGCCGAGACGCCTAGTTCTTGCGCGAAAGCAAATATTTCTCGGGTCTGGTCAGTTGCTTGGCCTGTTGATTGCCCCATTACTTTAGTTAGGAACTGAATGCTTTGTGCTGATTCCGAAGAAGATACTCCAAGCTCATTTAAAAGCGCGACGTTCTTGGCGAGGTCCATCTGTGTGGTTTCGCTCATATTACTGAAATCTGTGACCGTGTTGAATAGATCTGCATATGCTTGCCCTGCTTCTGCTGATGTTACGCCGGCATTCACCATCGAGCGCTCTAAACCCCGTATTTGAGCGTTATAGGCGCCGGCTTGACCTGTTGATTTGTTAAATGCTACAGCGGCAGCATCTTGCTCCACAGCCAGCGCGAATGAAGCCTGTACAACTTTTGTAATGCCTGCTGCTGCTAGGTTTTTAACAGTAAGCAGTTCCTTCATTTTCTTCCCGAAGCCGGCCGCCTTGTCGGTCCAGTTGTCGAACATCTTGCCGCCGTCTTTGGTCAGACCAAGATATCTAGCGGCGGCACTCTCTGCGGACCTCATCCCTTCTAGCTGGGCTTCATTTTTTCTTTGTTCGAGGAGA